TTTTGATGCATTTTTGATAACAATAAATCTATCTGCAGCAAACGTACCTGCTAGATTTATCTCTATAGTTTCACCATCAACCCAATTCATATTACCATCTTTCTTGGTATGTTCCATGAGTCTTTGGATCTCATTAATCATTTCCTGTGTAAGTTTCATCTGTTATAGTTCCTGTATTGTATTGCATCTTTGATTGAGTTATACTCAGATGATTTACCGTCTTCATCAGCAGACATCACCTCATCAAACCCAGATCTTTCTATAATTTTTTGTCTTATCTCTAGTTGTTTCTTTTCTTTCTGTATCCTACGTAGGAAGGCATAGTGTATGATCTGAGTAAAATATGCGAAAGGATTGGTAGATTTCTCAGGATTGAAGTTGTTTATGTACTGTACACAGTTTTCTATACCGTCACATATCATATCATCTTTGAACATGTAATTCACAAAGTTTGGTTTGTATGATAGGTGTGTAGCAATCTTTAGAAAACATTCACCAAGATAGTTTGTAATACGAGGTTTAGGTTCACCTGCTTCCTCTGCATCCTTGATGGATTTCTTATATGCAACGATGGCATAGAGAAATTCTTTATTGTTTACATAGTGCTCAGATCTTTTTCTTGCCATTTATGTTCTTTTGTATACACAAATTATAGCATCTCTTGACAACCTTGGCAAATACCGTTACACTAACAGTGTCGCTGTTCAGAAGACAAGCTATAGGTCTTTCTTAGGTTCTTTAGATGCAGAGTCTGATTTATATAACTTTTCTATCATCTGTCTTGCTTTATCTACACTATTTACATACCCCATCTGTCTGTCAAGATCAGGGTGTTGACGTTTGAATCCCCCATCAATAATATTATTATAAGTTTTGATAACTAAATCATCCTTAATTTCAGAGAGAGTAATAATTTTATCTAGATCAATTATGTATATCTCCTCATCTGACATTTTCATCCAAGGTTCAAACTTGTACCCAAGGGGTACATTCGCTCCATGGGAGCGAACCTCTTGACATGTGACTGGATTGTCAAGTATTATTTTTTCTACCTTATCTGTATAATCTACAATTACTTTAGTCAAAATTTCTTCACCACTAACAAGTTTTATCGTAGCGATGAACTCATCATATGGTTCTTTGTTGTCTTCAGATTTTGATCTGAATAATTTCATAACTAAACTTCTCCTCGTTGTAGTATTTGATTCTTTCAATCAGGTGATTCAAAGTATAGTTTTGCTTTGATCCCTTCTTACAATCATCTGCTATGTCGTATAGGGTTGCATTGAGTTTATCTTTACTCTTTCTTAGAACCCTACCTATAGATTGAAGTGTTCTTATCCTAGACTTACTAGGAGATGCAAAGATAACGTTGTGTAGATTCTTGATGTTGATGCCTGTAGAGAATGTGCCGAAGGATGCAATGATGATTGCATTGTCCTCTTCTTCAGTAATTTTTCTTACTGATTCTCTCTCTTCAACGTCTACTCCACCGTGAACAAAAAATATCTTTCGTTCAACTTTATTTATTATATCGTACAGCACCTCCCCATGGGTAGCAACCCTACTGTATAGTATCAAAGTATTACCTTTCAAGTCCCACACAAGGTTTCTTATAAACTTATTTCTTTTTTCATGAGTTATAAGATATTCTATTTCATCTTGATAGGTATCAAACGTGATAGGATCATGCTTGAGTAATAACACTCTGATGTTTAGATGTGCTAGATAACCTTTCTCCTGTAACTCCTTAGTATTGACGATTTTATAAGAGGGTCCGAATAGACCTTCAAGCACCCACTTATGAGTCTGTGTACCATCAAGCGTACCTGTGAAACCATACCTGTATTTTGTGTCATAGAGTTTAGTCATGATACTTACTAATGATTTAGACTTAAACTGATGTGCCTCGTCACCTATAACCACATCAAACCTGTTGAACCATGTCTTAGGTAGTTTGTATATTGATTGCCAAGTTGAGATTATAACTTGTTTCTTACTAAGTAAATCCTTACCTGCATAAATTTTGTGACAATATGTTTCTGCATCCCAACTGTAGTCTATAAAATCCTTATACATCTGCTCCACCAGTGACGTGGTTGGGACTATAATTAGTGTTGACCTTTTATTTTCTGTGTGGTATCTTGTAATAGCATATATCATGAGGGACTTACCTGACCCTGTAGGTGATATCAATAATCTTCTATTCTTCTGCAATGCATCAAACACACCCTCAACCTGATAATCACGAGGTTTGTATTTCGAGATTCCCGTTAGATAGTCCTTTACTCCCTCATGAGAGACTGATTCCGTCTCTTGGTACGGGAGGCCGTAGTACTTGGAGTTCTCAAATTCGTAATCGTAATCGTATCTGCGACAAAATTGAACAATTTTATCTAGAAGACCTACGTAGATTTGAGATTTCTGTAGATTAAATAATCTTATCTTACCATCCCAATACTTTGATCTGTACTGGGGCATGAACTTAGCACCTGGCACATCAAATGTAAATTCGTCTTGTAACTCGTGTTTTATATGTGGATCACAATCTATCTGTAAATATACTTCATTCTTCTTTTTTATAACGAGATTAGCCATAACCTGAAGAGAACCTTCGCCACTCAATAGCATTCTTTATTTGGTAGGTTCTATTAGAAACTTGTCTAAGTATCTCTTCAAGATACTTGAGCATGGTGTCATAGTATTCTATCTTCAGTTTTGTCTTGCTCAGTTTTTCATCTGAATCAAGATATAACTTGAGGTCATCTTTATCTCTGACCTTATAGGGAAAGGGTTCTTGAGCATATATGTCTGCTGTTGCTTTCCCTGTGTAATACTTACGCCTGTCTAATAGACTACTGGAGTACACTGCCTCATCACGCTTTCGCATCAGCAGTATCGTATTATATAGGTTGTAATACTTGGCGTGTAATTGTGGTATCTTTAGACTTTCAGTGTCCAATTCATCTTGATTCATCTTTGAATCTTTTTCCCACATCTCCTGTATAGAATCGAGAGAGAGGGTACTAGACTTTCTTTCCATTTACGTCAATCACATCAAAAATAGTATAGCGGAAAACTGCAGAAGCAGTATAATATTGTTGCTGTTCCTGTGTTGCATCAAAAGGAACTGCACTCAAGGACACTGGAAATACATCCTTGAATTTTATTTTGACACTAGGATTATAATCACTGTTTAGTATCATAAGAGTAGCGTCAGATCTCTCATTGAAAAAATCACCTACAATAGGTTCATCTGGTAGTAGTCTATCAGTCTCTTTCAGTTCACTGAATTGAGAAAGTGATTCTGGAAAACCTAGAGATGTAATCCATTGATATAACTGAAGATAGTTTTCCATATCTTCATCCACCATAAAGGTGATGTTGAGGTCACCATACTGTAACTTATCACCTGGCACTGGTATGTCCTTTAGATAAGTTGACTGAGTTGCTGTCCCCAATGTGACCTGAGGTATATTAGCAGTGTTGCAATAAAAATCTACCTTAGGGCATCTGTTTAGTAAAAATTTAAAACCAACAACTGACAGAAAGTTTCTATTTGAAACCTCCTGATATTTCATAGGATGTACAGATTTTCTTGTTGGCATTATATAATTACTTTCTCCTATTTATGCCCAAAATTCATCGAGAGTATCAAATGCTTTATTCAAGTACTTCTTAGCACCCACACATTCCCATTCTCCCATCTCACCTATCTCACATTTGTAATCCAATTCTCTTTTCAATTGGAATAATTTATTTGTCATGTCAACTTTTGAAAGTCTGCCATTCATTTTCTTAGAGTTTGAACGTAGTCCAAGACCTGTTGCCTGACAATCATGAGTTCGGTAAAGCACTTCTGATTATGTGCACAACTTCTCAAAGCATGGTCTGGTTTGTGTACACTTTCTATGTATAAATCCAGTGCACGATTGAACTTTTGTGTTTCAGTTTCCTGATCTAGGATAGCGTTTTGATCTTTCATGTTTACAATTTAGCATAAAAAAAGACCCCATGCAAGGGGTCTTTGTAATGTGTATCTGAATTACATTAGGTTTGTAACTTTTACACGTCTGTAGTATCTGTTACTGTTACCAGTAATTCTACCAAGACCTTGTGTAGTACCTTCAGCGAATGGGTTAGCAACCATACCGTATCTGGTTTTGAAACCAATCTTTGGCTGGAAGGTGTCTTGTCCCACTGCTCTTACCATCTGTAGAGGTACATATGGACAGTAGAATAGACCTGCATCATAAGGAGAAGTACCCTTATAACCCATAACGTAGTACTGGTTAGCGTCTAAGTTAGCAGCAAATGGGTCGATGAATACTCTGTAACGTCCGTTGAGTGTACCAGCGAATGTGTTACCTGTGTCATCAACTTGTAAGTTGCTGTTTAGTGCAGGTGTATAGTCTAATTGACCTGCTGCTGTTAGTGCGGAGGCAACGTCTGCAGAACATAGGATAATGTTCCCCTTGCCTCGACGAGTTCTTTGTGCGATGGCGTTAGCATCTCTCTCTAGCTGGAAGATCATACCTTTGAACTTCTCAACCATCCATCTTCCGTTTGAGTCAGTGTCTAAGTCAAACACACCAGTTGACGCTGTGTTTGTTTGAGCACCTGCTTCTGCAGACTTGTAGATTGTACGGATGATCTCTCTGTTGATCTCTGCAAGTATCTCTGTTGAGAGGATATTTGCGAGTTCAGCTTCAGCATCTAATCCGTGAATTGCTTTCAAGTCTTGAGCAAGTTCTAGACTGTACTCTGCCTTTAGAGCTCTTGACTTCGCAGTCACGCTGACCTTCTCGATTGAGAATGCCATCTCTCTAAAGTCGTTGTTAGAAGTATTGTCTCCTAACTTTTCAAGATCTTGTGTCTTGAAACCTTGTCCAACTGAATATGCGTTTCCAGCACCACCGTTTAGAATAGATGGGTTTGAACCGCCTTGTGCAGTTGTACCGAAACCAACGTCAGTTCCACCATCTGTAGCACCAGTGTAGTCACCCTGTGTAAGAGATGCTGCATTGTTCTGTGCTGAGAATGCTGAATCTGGTTCGTTGAATAATGCTTCTGTTCCGTTCTGATTATCGAAGCGACTTCTCATCGCAAAGATAAGTCCAGTAGGACCATTCATTGGTTGTACACCAGCAAGGTCATATGCCACCAAGTTAGGCATAGATCTTCTGATCAATGAAATAAGTACTGGGTCGAAACCAGCTACAGGTCCACCAACTGCAGCACTACCAGAGAAACCTGGGTTACCTGTGCCTGATGGGTCTGTGTTTACTGTAGGAGGTGCTTCTGATAAGAACGCTCTCTCCTCTCTAAGAAATCTTTCTTGGTTTTCTAGAAGTTGAGCAGTAACTGCCTTTCTGTGATTGTCGGTGATCTTGTCTAGACCTTCCGCTTCGAGTAAGGGTTGCCACTTCTTCTGGAGTTGTCCAGAGTTAAACATGGAATTTACTTTTGATTGAATTTAAGTGTTTGACTAATTGAACTTGGTCAGTGCTTGAAGGTATGCATCCATCGCTGCGGTGTTCTCCACAACGGGAGCGTCTTCAGAGATGACTTCTTGGGATTCGACGACAGGTTTCTTAGCGAAGTAAGATTCCTTGAGTGCGTCTAATTTTTCCCTGTACTGTTCTTCACTCTCAAACTCAACACCTCTGGATAGCTCGGCAAGCTTCTCTTTCTGTGAAAGTGCTAGTCCTTCGCTAACTTCATCAAGGATGTTATCGGAGACAGATGATGATAGACGCTGTGTTAGAGCGATATTGCTATCAATCTGTTCGTTGAGTTTTGTCTCCATTTCATCTAGTTTGGTGACCATTGCCTCAAGTACATCATATTTGTCTTCAGGGATTTCGACATAATGTTCTTCAAAAAGACCTTTGAGGCCAGTCAAGAAGGATTCAGAGAGTTCACCTCTGATTCCCGACTCTACTTGGAGTGCATTTTCAGTAATCCACTCTTCTGCAACATAGTGCAAGTATGAGTCTACTCGTTCTTGAAGCGATGCTTTATACTCACCCATTTCTTTCTGGATGTAAGCATCATAGTCTGCTTCAAGCGATTCCTTTACGATATCAATCTTTGACATTACGGCTGATTCAAAGATTGTACGTGCTTTTGCTTTGAAACTCTCAGATAGTTTCTCTCCTTCAAACAATGCTTGTACATCGTCCTCAAGATCGATTTCAATATCGCCTATTGGAGCTTCTTGTTGGGGTGCTTCTGCTACAACTTCATCAGTTGTTTCTGCTTCTTCATTAGCACCTCTGCCGTATCCAGATGATTTCATACCATCTGCTTGGTTTCCTAGTGGACCGTCCATTTTGACCGTGCCAGCTGTGCCCTTTGTTTGTGGGTCACCTTGTTGTGCAAACTTCGCTGATGGTGTCTTGAGTTTGTTACTCATGTCATCAGGTTTGCTGTTTGTTGGGGTAGGACCTCCTAAGTCCTCGTATCCCTGCCCTGCGTCAGGCACATAATTTGGAGCTTTTGGCATAGGATCCGCAGGTTTAGCACCCTTGGTTACCTGGTTCTCCATCTCATGTAGTTCGCTATTTGCTGCGGTCATTGTTGCCAGTCCTTGTTTTCCTAAGAATTTATGTTATTATTTAGACATTTATAGATTGTTTAGAAACTTTTCAAATAAAGAAAGCTTGTACTCGTCTAGT